CTTACTAGTTCATCCGGTACTTCAGGAACAAGTGGAACTTCCGGTACTGCCGGTTCATCTGGTACGTCAGGTACTTCAGGTACGTCCGGTTCAACCGGTACTTCTGGTACATCCGGCTCAAACGGTTCAAGTGGAACGTCTGGTTCAGCTGGGACTTCTGGTGCAGATGGCAGCTCTGGTACTTCAGGAATAGATGGAGTCTCTGGAACAAACGGTTCTTCTGGAACTTCAGGTTCAGACGGCAGCTCAGGTACATCAGGTACTTCTGGTTCAACTGGTACATCAGGTTCTTCAGGTACTTCTGGTTCAGACGGTAGCTCAGGTACTTCAGGAATAGATGGAGTCTCTGGAACAAACGGTTCTTCTGGAACTTCAGGTTCAGACGGTAGCTCAGGTACATCAGGTACATCAGGTACTTCTGGTTCAACTGGTACATCAGGTTCTTCAGGTACTTCTGGTTCAGACGGTAGCTCAGGTACTTCAGGAATAGATGGAGTTTCCGGAACTTCAGGTTCAGCTGGAACTTCAGGTTCAGACGGTAGCTCAGGTACTTCAGGTTCTTCGGGAACATCAGGTACTTCAGGGTCAGCCGGTACTTCAGGTACTTCTGGTTCAGACGGTAGTTCAGGTACTTCAGGAATAGATGGAGTCTCAGGAACAAGCGGTTCTTCTGGAACAAGCGGTTCAGACGGTAGCTCTGGAACATCAGGCTCAAACGGTTCTTCTGGAACTTCAGGTTCTAACGGCTCAAGCGGTACATCAGGCTCAAATGGTAGCTCTGGAACTTCAGGGTCAGACGGTTCTTCGGGAACATCAGGAATAGACGGAGTTTCCGGAACTTCAGGTTCAGCAGGTACGTCAGGTTCAGACGGTAGCTCAGGTACTTCCGGTTCAAATGGTTCTTCTGGAACTTCCGGTTCAAACGGTTCTTCTGGAACTTCTGGTTCAAATGGATCTTCCGGAACATCAGGAATAGACGGAGTCTCAGGAACATCAGGTTCGGCTGGAACTTCAGGGTCAGATGGCTCAAGCGGTACTTCAGGTTCAAATGGTACCTCAGGTACTTCAGGTTCAAATGGTAGCTCTGGAACTTCAGGATCAAACGGTAGCTCAGGTACTTCAGGATCAGACGGTAGCTCAGGTACTTCTGGAATAGACGGAGTATCAGGAACTTCAGGTTCTGCCGGTACGTCCGGTTCAGATGGTTCTTCTGGAACTTCGGGTTCAAACGGAACTTCAGGTTCAAACGGTTCAAATGGTACCTCAGGTACTTCAGGTTCAAATGGTACCTCAGGTACTTCAGGATCAGACGGTAGCTCAGGTACATCAGGAATAGATGGAGTCTCAGGAACAAATGGTTCATCTGGTACGTCAGGTTCAGATGGTTCTTCTGGAACTTCAGGATCAAACGGTTCTTCTGGAACATCCGGTACATCAGGTTCAAACGGTTCTTCTGGAACTTCAGGTTCAGATGGTTCTTCAGGTACTTCTGGAATAGATGGTGTATCAGGAACTTCAGGTTCAGCAGGTACGTCAGGTTCAGACGGTAGCTCAGGTACTTCTGGTTCTAACGGTTCTTCAGGTACTTCAGGAACTTCAGGTTCAAACGGCTCAAGCGGTACTTCTGGTTCATCTGGTACTTCGGGTACTTCAGGTTCAAATGGTAGCTCAGGTACTAGTGGCTCAAATGGTAGCTCGGGTACTAGCGGATCAAGTGGAACAAGTGGTTCAGCTGGAACTTCCGGCACAAGCGGAACTTCAGGTTCAAACGGTTCTTCTGGAACTTCGGGTTCAAACGGCTCAAGCGGTACTAGCGGTTCAGACGGTTCTTCTGGAACTTCTGGAATAGACGGAGTTTCTGGAACAAATGGTTCTTCGGGAACATCAGGTTCAGATGGTAGCTCAGGTACTTCAGGTTCTTCTGGAACATCAGGTACCTCCGGTTCAAATGGTAGCTCTGGTACTTCAGGAACATCTGGTTCAAATGGTTCTTCTGGTACTAGTGGCTCAGACGGTAGCTCAGGTACTTCAGGCTCAAACGGTAGCTCTGGTACTTCAGGTTCTTCTGGAACTTCAGGTACTTCAGGTTCTAACGGTTCTTCGGGAACATCTGGTACATCTGGTACTTCAGGCTCTAACGGCTCAAGCGGTACATCAGGTTCAGACGGTTCTTCTGGAACTTCTGGAATAGATGGAGTCTCAGGAACAAACGGCTCAAGCGGAACTTCCGGCTCAGATGGTAGCTCAGGTACTTCAGGTACTTCAGGTTCAAATGGTAGCTCTGGAACATCAGGTTCAAACGGTTCTTCAGGAACTTCAGGTTCAGACGGTTCTTCAGGAACATCCGGTACTTCTGGTTCAACTGGTACTTCAGGTACTTCAGGTTCAAACGGTTCTTCTGGAACATCAGGTACTTCTGGTTCAAATGGTTCTTCTGGAACTTCAGGTTCAAATGGTACCTCTGGTACATCAGGTTCAAATGGTTCTTCTGGAACTTCAGGCTCAGATGGTTCTTCAGGTACTAGTGGAATAGACGGAGTCTCAGGAACAAATGGTTCTTCTGGTACGTCAGGTTCAGCCGGTAGCTCAGGTACTTCTGGTTCGTCAGGAACATCAGGTTCTAACGGTTCATCTGGTACTTCAGGTTCAAACGGTTCTTCTGGAACATCGGGTTCAGACGGTAGCTCAGGTACTTCTGGTTCGTCAGGTACTTCAGGTTCAAACGGTTCTTCTGGAACATCAGGGACTTCCGGTTCAAATGGTAGCTCAGGTACTTCTGGAACAAGTGGTTCTAATGGTTCGTCAGGAACATCTGGTACATCAGGTTCAAATGGTTCTTCTGGAACGTCAGGATCAGATGGTTCTTCAGGTACTTCTGGAATAGACGGAGTCTCAGGAACAAATGGTTCTTCTGGAACTTCAGGTTCAGACGGTAGCTCAGGTACTTCTGGTTCGTCAGGAACATCTGGTTCAAATGGATCAAGCGGAACGGCTGGAACATCAGGTTCTTCTGGAACTACTGGAACTTCTGGTTCAAGTGGAACTTCGGGAACATCAGGTTCATCCGGCACGGCGGGTACAAGCGGAACTTCTGGAACTTCAGGTTCGTCAGGAACTTCTGGAACAAGCGGAACTTCTGGAACTTCCGGTTCAAGTGGAACATCTGGTTCTTCAGGAACTAGTGGAGCTACTGGAATATCGGCAGGTCAAATTTATTATTTTAATCAGTCAGTTGCTTCTGGAATAGGTACGTATAGAGACCTAAATATTAATCCGACCGGCGCTGCTCAACAATCAATACTTAAAACTACAACAGGTACTACTCCAGTATTAGTACAACAATTTATAACTCCTGAATTAGGATTTTCTGTAATACCAGGAGGAACACAAAGATTCCATTTACATTTCTTAAAAGACGGCGCAGGATTTAATACAGACACATTTGTTACTATTGAATTAGCAAATAGTGCAGGTGTTAGTTATGGAACAGTAATACCAACTAATCAAGTTCTTATAGGTTGGATTAGTTCAACGATTCCAGTTGAAGCTAACGTTGATGTAGTGCTACCAACAACAACTATTAATCCAACGGATAGAATGATTGTTAAAATATACGTAGTCGATCAGTCTAGTGGAAATCATGATGTGACTTGGTACACTGAGGGAACTCAAAATTACTCTTTTGTGTTAACCTCAACTGGCCAAATTTCAAGTTCTTCTGGAACATCAGGTTCATCAGGCACTGCTGGTACAAGCGGAACATCCGGAACGTCAGGATCGACTGGTACAAGCGGAACCTCAGGAACTTCAGGTACGTCTGGAACCTCAGGAACCGCCGGTACTTCTGGTTCAAACGGCTCAAGTGGAACATCTGGTTCTAATGGTAGCTCAGGTACTTCTGGGACAAGCGGTTCTAATGGTTCTTCTGGAACAGCTGGAACTTCAGGTTCAAACGGCAGCTCAGGAACGTCAGGTACTTCTGGTTCAAACGGCTCAAGCGGTACTTCAGGATCAAATGGAAGTTCCGGAACAGCCGGTTCTTCTGGTACTTCCGGTATAGATGGAGTATCTGGAACTTCAGGTTCTGCTGGTACTTCAGGCTCTAATGGTTCTTCTGGAACTTCAGGTTCAAACGGATCAAGTGGAACTTCAGGTTCAAACGGTTCTTCTGGAACAAGTGGTTCAAATGGTAGCTCAGGTTCTTCTGGAACACGAGGTACTTCTGGTACTTCAGGTATAAGCGGAGTAGATGGTTCAAATGGTACATCCGGTACTTCAGGTTCTTCTGGAACCTCAGGTTCTAATGGATCTTCTGGTACATCTGGTTCTAATGGATCTTCTGGAACTTCAGGTACATCAGGTTCAAACGGTTCTTCTGGAACATCTGGAACTTCAGGGTCAAACGGATCAAGTGGTACAAGCGGTTCTTCTGGAACTTCTGGTTCTAATGGAAGCTCTGGCACATCAGGAACTTCCGGTTCAAATGGAAGTTCAGGTTCTTCTGGAACACGAGGTACTTCTGGAACAAGCGGTACTTCAGGTACAAGTGGTAGCTCGGGAACTTCCGGTATAGATGGAGTATCAGGAACGTCAGGTTCAGCTGGTACTTCAGGATCAAATGGAAGCTCCGGAACTTCTGGTTCAAACGGTTCGTCTGGTTCTTCTGGAACAAGAGGTACTTCTGGAACATCCGGAACATCAGGTTCAAATGGTTCTTCTGGAACAAGCGGTACGTCCGGTTCAAATGGTTCTTCTGGAACATCTGGAACTTCTGGTTCAAACGGAAGCTCTGGTACTTCAGGTACATCAGGTTCAAATGGTAGCTCAGGAACATCGGGTACTTCAGGAACATCAGGTACTTCCGGTTCAAATGGAAGCTCAGGTACTTCTGGAACTTCCGGGTCAAACGGTTCTTCCGGAACATCTGGGACTTCAGGTTCAAATGGAAGTTCAGGTACTTCAGGTACTTCAGGATCAAACGGTTCTTCTGGAACTTCTGGTTCAAATGGCTCTTCAGGTTCTTCTGGAACAAGAGGTACTTCAGGTACTTCAGGTTCAAGCGGAACATCAGGTATAGATGGAGTATCAGGAACGTCAGGTTCTGCTGGTACTTCTGGAACTTCTGGTTCAAATGGTTCTTCTGGTTCTTCTGGAACAAGAGGTACTTCAGGAACATCGGGTTCTAATGGTTCTTCAGGAACATCTGGGACTTCTGGTTCAAATGGAAGTTCAGGTACGTCAGGAACATCCGGTTCAAGCGGAACTTCCGGTTCTTCAGGTTCTTCAGGTACTTCTGGTACATCTGGTTCTAATGGATCTTCTGGAACTTCTGGTTCTAATGGAAGCTCTGGAACATCAGGAACTTCCGGTTCAAACGGTAGCTCGGGTACTTCAGGTACTTCAGGATCAAACGGTTCGTCTGGAACTTCAGGTTCTTCTGGAACTTCTGGATCTAATGGTTCAAGCGGTACTGCTGGAACATCTGGTACATCAGGTTCAACTGGTACATCCGGTACATCTGGTTCTAATGGAAGCTCAGGTTCTTCTGGAACAAGCGGAACTTCTGGGTCTAATGGCTCAAGCGGTACTTCCGGTTCTTCTGGAACCGCTGGAACTTCAGGTTCTTCAGGAACTTCCGGCTCAAGTGGAACTTCTGGTTCAAATGGTTCTTCTGGTTCTTCTGGAACAAGAGGTACTTCTGGAACATCAGGTACATCAGGCTCAAATGGTAGCTCTGGAACGTCAGGTATAGACGGTGTTTCTGGAACATCAGGTTCAGCTGGTACTTCAGGTTCAAATGGTAGCTCTGGTACTTCTGGAACAAGCGGAACTTCAGGATCAAATGGTAGCTCTGGTACATCAGGTTCTTCAGGTTCAAACGGTTCTTCTGGAACTAGTGGTTCAAACGGCTCAAGCGGTTCTTCTGGAACAAGAGGTACTTCAGGTACAAGCGGTACTTCAGGTACTTCTGGTTCTAATGGTTCTTCTGGAACTAGTGGAACTTCAGGTTCTAATGGTTCTTCTGGAACTAGTGGAACTTCAGGTTCTAATGGAAGTTCAGGTACTTCTGGAACTTCAGGTTCAAACGGTTCATCTGGCACGTCTGGTTCAAATGGTAGCTCAGGTACATCAGGTACTTCTGGTTCAAACGGTTCTTCGGGAACTTCTGGTTCTAACGGTAGCTCAGGTTCTTCTGGAACAAGAGGTACTTCAGGTACATCCGGAACAAGTGGTACAGCTGGAACGTCCGGTTCTTCAGGTACTTCAGGTATAGACGGTGTATCCGGAACCTCAGGTTCAGCTGGAACATCAGGTTCTAACGGCTCAAGTGGAACTTCTGGTTCAAATGGAAGCTCAGGTTCTTCTGGAACAAGAGGAACATCCGGTACAAGCGGGACTTCAGGAACAAGCGGGACGTCCGGTTCAAATGGATCTTCTGGGACTTCTGGTTCTAACGGTTCTTCAGGAACAAGCGGGACTTCTGGTTCTAACGGTAGCTCAGGAACAAGCGGAACATCAGGTTCAAACGGATCAAGTGGTACTTCAGGTTCAAACGGATCAAGTGGAACATCCGGTACTTCCGGTTCAAATGGTTCTTCCGGAACATCTGGTTCTAACGGTTCTTCCGGAACAGCTGGTACTTCAGGTTCTTCAGGTACTTCCGGCTCAAGTGGAACATCAGGTTCAAACGGTTCTTCTGGAACAAGTGGTTCAAATGGTAGCTCAGGTTCTTCTGGAACACGAGGTACTTCAGGTACAAGCGGTACCTCAGGTACGTCAGGTTCAAGTGGAACATCAGGTATAGATGGAGTATCAGGAACTTCAGGTTCTGCTGGTACTTCCGGTTCAAATGGAAGCTCAGGTACTTCCGGTTCAAGTGGTTCTAACGGCTCAAGTGGTTCTTCTGGAACAAGAGGAACTAGTGGTACTTCAGGTACAGCTGGTACTTCCGGTTCAAATGGTTCTTCTGGAACTAGTGGAACTTCAGGTTCAAACGGTTCTTCTGGAACCTCAGGTTCTAATGGTTCTTCCGGCACTTCAGGAACATCAGGTTCAAATGGTAGCTCTGGAACTTCTGGAACAAGCGGTACAGCTGGTACTTCCGGTTCAAACGGTTCATCTGGAACAAGCGGCGCATCTGGAGCATCAGGTACTTCTGGTACTTCAGGATCAAGCGGCTCAAACGGTAGCTCAGGTACGTCTGGTTCAAACGGTAGCTCAGGTACGTCAGGTACTTCAGGTTCAAACGGTAGCTCAGGTACGTCAGGTACTTCTGGTTCTAATGGAAGCTCTGGTACATCAGGTTCAAATGGATCAAGTGGAACATCTGGAACATCAGGTTCAAACGGTTCAAGCGGCTCAAGCGGGACTTCAGGTTCAAATGGTTCAAGTGGTACTTCAGGTTCAAACGGCTCAAGTGGTTCTTCTGGAACAAGAGGAACAAGCGGTACTTCTGGAACTTCAGGTTCTAATGGATCTTCTGGAACTTCTGGTATAGATGGAGTATCTGGAACATCAGGTTCTTCTGGAACATCAGGCTCTAACGGATCAAGCGGTTCTTCTGGAACACGAGGTACTTCTGGTACATCTGGTACATCAGGTACAAGCGGTTCTAATGGTAGCTCAGGTACAAGCGGAACTTCAGGTTCAAATGGAAGTTCAGGTACTTCAGGCTCAAACGGTAGCTCCGGTTCTTCTGGAACAAGAGGCACAAGCGGTACATCAGGTACATCTGGTTCAAATGGATCAAGTGGAACCTCTGGTACTTCCGGTTCAAATGGATCAAGTGGAACCTCTGGTACTTCCGGTTCAAATGGTTCTTCTGGAACTTCAGGAACATCTGGTTCAAATGGTTCTTCTGGAACAAGCGGAACTTCAGGTTCAAATGGAAGTTCAGGTACGTCAGGCTCAAACGGTAGCTCCGGTTCTTCTGGAACAAGAGGTACTTCAGGAACATCTGGTACATCTGGAACGTCAGGTTCAAACGGATCAAGTGGAACATCTGGTATAGATGGAGTATCAGGAACTTCAGGTTCGTCAGGTACTTCCGGTTCAAATGGTAGTTCCGGTACGTCAGGTTCAAATGGTAGCTCAGGTTCTTCTGGAACAAGAGGTACAAGCGGTACAAGCGGTACTTCTGGAACAGCCGGTTCTTCAGGCACATCTGGTACATCAGGTTCAAATGGTTCTTCTGGAACTTCAGGTTCAAATGGTTCTTCGGGAACTTCGGGAACTTCAGGTTCAAATGGTTCTTCTGGAACGTCAGGTTCAAACGGCTCAAGTGGTACAAGTGGTTCTTCAGGTACTTCTGGTTCGAATGGAAGCTCTGGTACTTCAGGTTCAAACGGTAGTTCAGGTTCTTCTGGAACAAGAGGTACTTCTGGTACTTCAGGAACATCTGGTTCTAACGGCTCAAGTGGAACTTCAGGTACATCTGGTTCAAATGGATCAAGCGGAACTTCCGGAACATCCGGCTCTAACGGTTCTTCTGGAACATCTGGTACTTCTGGTTCAAATGGATCAAGTGGAACTTCGGGTTCTAATGGTAGCTCAGGTACTTCAGGTACGTCAGGTTCTAATGGAAGTTCAGGTACATCTGGTACTTCCGGTTCAAATGGTTCTTCTGGTTCTTCTGGAACAAGAGGTACTTCTGGTACTTCAGGTACTTCCGGTTCAAGCGGAACTTCTGGTATAGACGGAGTATCCGGAACTTCAGGTTCTTCAGGTACATCCGGTTCAAATGGTAGCTCAGGTTCGTCTGGGACACGAGGTACTAGTGGTACATCAGGTACTTCAGGTTCAAATGGATCAAGCGGTACATCAGGTACTTCTGGTGCAAACGGCTCAAGTGGAACATCAGGTACTTCCGGTTCTAACGGTTCTTCTGGAACATCAGGTTCAGCTGGAAGTTCAGGTACATCCGGTTCAAACGGTTCTTCTGGAACGTCTGGAACATCTGGTTCAAATGGATCAAGTGGAACAAGCGGTTCAAATGGTAGCTCAGGTTCTTCTGGAACAAGCGGCTCAAACGGTTCTTCAGGTACATCAGGAACTTCAGGTTCAAATGGATCAAGCGGAACTTCCGGTTCAAATGGTAGCTCAGGTTCTTCTGGAACAAGAGGCACAAGCGGTACTTCTGGAACTTCTGGTTCAAACGGCTCAAGTGGTACTTCAGGATCAGCTGGTTCAAGCGGAACCTCCGGTATAGACGGAGTGTCTGGTACATCAGGCTCTTCTGGTACTTCTGGTTCAAATGGTTCTTCTGGTTCTTCTGGAACAAGAGGTACTTCTGGTACTTCTGGTTCTTCTGGTACTTCTGGTTCAAATGGTTCTTCTGGTTCTTCTGGTACTTCTGGTTCAAATGGTTCTTCTGGTTCTTCTGGAACAAGAGGTACTTCTGGTACTTCTGGTTCAAACGGCTCAAGCGGAACATCCGGAGCGACTGGTATTGCCGGTATTGACGGTTCAAATAGCGGTAGATGGTTATTTGATTCAAGTATACCAGCACACTCTAACCCTGGAGCAACATTCTTTAGAACAGATAGTGCTACCTTCGCTGCGCTAGCTAAACTTAGCGTATCTACAACTTCTTCTGCTAGTGTAAACTACGCAACCTGGTTATCATTAATAACCTCTAATAGCTTAATTCAAATTACCGAAGTTGGTAATAATAGCATAATAGGTATTTACAGACTTATTTCAATTACCAATAACACAACATGGTTTGATCTTGGACTTGCGCCAATCGCCGCAAATGGAACACTAACGAATGGAATAAACTATACAATTTCGTTTGTAACATTTGGTTCAAACGGCTCAAGCGGTACGGCTGGAACATCCGGTTCGTCTGGTTCTTCTGGAACAAGAGGTACTTCTGGTACTTCTGGAACTAGTGGAGCAACTGGTGCACCTGGTGGAACAGGTTCTTCAGGTACTTCAGGTTCTTCTGGAACAAGAGGTACTTCTGGTACTTCAGGTTCAGCTGGAACATCAGGTACGTCAATCACAACGTCCGGTACATTTAATACATACGTAACATACGGTGCTTCTGGGACTACTATTGAAGATTCAACTTTCGATATTAGAGAAGACGATACTAATGATGTTTTACTATTAGGACCAGTTGCACTATATGACGGTCGACCTAAAGAATACATTTACGGTAAACAGTCTGCATCTGACGATCGCGAAAAATTAGTTCATAATGGAGTACTCTATTCTGGACGGATTAACCCCATGGCAGCTGGTCAATTATTCATTGATCCAGGTACACCTATCCTATTTGACTTTCCAACCCCTAATCGAATATACGGTATTGAATTATACGTAGTAGGTTCTGAAGAGGTTACCGGTTCAACTGATTATCGCCACTACACTGGAGCGGTTAAGAATATAGCCGGTGCTCTTTCACTAGTAGGTGCAGGTTTCACCGAAATTGTTGTTGCTCAAGATGCATCCCTATGGACTGCCACAATTACAGTCGGAGCCGGTGGAACTGATCTTGCTGTAAAGATTAACAATAATGCCAATAATCGTATTACATTAGCAGCTAGATATGAAATAATAAGTAATGGAATGCTTCCATAAAAAATAGAATATAAATGAGTAGTTATAAAATTAATGCACCAGGCGGAGTAGAATTTGGAGAAGGTACAAGCGGAACCGCTGGAACCTCCGGCGTAAACGGTTTTGCTCTAACTCTAGTTGATAATATAAGTAGAGGTCGAGCTAATGCAAAGGAAGGCGCGATTCTCTACAATCGAGCAGATAAAAACATTTATAGGTTTAATGGAACCTCTTGGGTGTCAGCCGCAGGTTCTTCTGGAACAAGCGGAACGTCAGGCTCAAACGGCAGTTCAGGTTCTTCCGGAACACGAGGTACTTCAGGTACATCCGGTTCGTCAGGTTCTTCTGGAACAAGAGGTACTTCAGGAACTGCTGGTACTTCTGGTACAAGTGGAATAACTGGTCCAACTGGTCCTCAAGGAATTCAAGGTCCAACTGGAGCAACTGGACCTACTGGAGCACCCGGTAGCTCAGGTTCTTCTGGAACAAGAGGTACTTCAGGAACTGCTGGTACTTCTGGTACAAGTGGAATAACTGGACCAACCGGTCCTCAGGGTATTCAAGGTCCAGCCGGAACAAACGGTTCTTCTGGAACTAGTGGAATAACTGGACCAACTGGCCCTCAGGGTATTCAAGGTCCAATTGGTAATACTGGTCCAACTGGAGCGACTGGTCCTACTGGTTCTTCAGGAACAAGCGGTATGTCAGGTGCTTCTGGAACTTCAGGTTCAAATGGTTCTTCTGGAACAAGCGGAATAACTGGACCAACTGGTCCTACTGGAGCTACTGGCCCAATCGGCCCAACTGGAGCACCAGGTAGTTCAGGTTCTTCTGGAACAAGAGGTACTTCTGGTACAAGTGGAATAACCGGTCCAACCGGTCCTCAAGGAATTCAAGGTCCAGCTGGAGCTACTGGACCTCTTGGGCCTACTGGTCCTCAAGGAATCCAAGGTCCAGCTGGAGCAAATGGTTCTTCAGGAACTAGCGGTCAAACTGGCCCAACTGGATTAACTGGTCCTCTTGGTCCTACCGGTCCTCTTGGTCCAACTGGAGCACCAGGTAGCTCAGGTTCTTCTGGAACAAGAGGTACTTCCGGTACAAGTGGAGCAACTGGTCCAATCGGACCTGCTGGTCCTCAAGGAATACAAGGTCCAGCTGGAGCAACTGGTCCTCTTGGTCCAACTGGAGCACCAGGTAGCTCAGGTTCTTCTGGAACAAGAGGTACTTCCGGTACAAGTGGAGCAACTGGTCCGATTGGTCCTCTTGGACCTACTGGACCTCTTGGACCTACTGGACCTCAGGGCCCAACTGAATACGACACAGTTAATGCAACATGGACTGTCTCGGGTGGAGGTAACGTATCATGGGACGGAAATAATGTCACTTGGTCAGGTAGAGTAATTGCGATACCTGTCGCTAAAGCTTTCGGAACAGCTGGTCATTTCGATATTGGCCCAGAAACAGTTGCTCTTGGAACATGGTCTGCTCTATACTATGCACCTCCTAGGGGAATGGCTAGTCCCTATAACGCAAGTTATTTAATAGTTAAATCATATACGGACACTCAAAGACCCTCAGATACATGGATCTTTATATGTGCATCAAACGGAGATAATAGCTCACTAAAATGGAATCCTGGATTTACTACTATACCAACCGGTCATACTTGGTATTCAGGTTCAGGATATGGATCATGGGCAACTGGTCCAACTGGTGCTACTGGTCCTCAAGGAATTCAAGGTCCAGCCGGAGCAACCGGCCCAATCGGACCTGCTGGTGCATCAGGTAGCTCAGGTTCTTCTGGAACAAGAGGTACTTCTGGAACAAGCGGAATAACTGGTCCAACCGGTGCTACTGGTCCTACTGGAGCTACTGGTCCTCAAGGAATTCAGGGTCCAATTGGTAATACTGGACCTACTGGATTAACCGGCCCTACCGGATTAACTGGTCCTCAAGGAATTCAAGGCCCTAGGGGAGAAAATGGTTCTTCTGGTACTTCCGGTAGAGACGGTTCACCTGGCGGAACAGGTCCTCAAGGAATTCAAGGACCTACTGGATTAACTGGCCCAATTGGACCTCAGGGAATTCAAGGCCCGGCTGGGGCAACTGGACCTACTGGATTAGCTGGAGCACCAGGTAGCTCAGGTACTTCTGGAAAAGCAGGCTCTTCCGGTACAAGTGGAATAACTGGTCCTACTGGAGCTACTGGTCCTCAAGGAATTCAGGGTCCAATTGGTAATACTGGACCTACTGGATTAACTGGCCCTACTGGATTAACTGGCCCAGCTGGAGCAACTGGACCTCAGGGAATTCAAGGGCCTAGGGGAGAAGCCGGTTCTTCAGGTACTTCAGGTAGAGACGGTTCACCTGGAGGAACTGGTCCTGCTGGTGCCCCAGGTCCTCAAGGAATTCAAGGACCTACTGGATTAACTGGACCTACCGGATTAACTGGTCCAGCCGGGCCTGCTGGACCTGCTGGAACTCCTGGAGGAACTGGACCTGCTGGAGCACCCGGACCTCCTGGTGCGGATGGAGGCGGCGGAGGCAGCGGAGGCGGCTATACTGGTGATATAATGGTTTTTGATGGTCGATCTATGATGCTGTTGCAATTTGTCAACGGATTACTTGTTAATGTTATACCAATGTAATACGTATTAAAAATAAAATAAAGTAAAATGGAAAATACTACAATATCGATAAACCCAATAACTATTCTTGGAAAAACTGGAGTAACATTAAGCATCTTCTCTGTACACTATAAATTGAATTCAACTTCGGTAAAAGTTATGTTTCAGATACTTGATTCAAGTGAGGTTGCAATTTGTAGCGGAGACAGGCTCTTAACAAGTATTTCAGATTGGGGAACAGACGACTCTGTGCTAATTGGAAAAGTTCTTACTTCATTAGGCTTAACTGCCGCGTAACAAAAAGGGAGAGTCTTTGACTCTCCCGTAACTTTATCTTAATGAATTTCCTCCTATCCAAATAACTAGGCTTCGCCTAATTCCTTTGGTTACTGGAGTTACTCTATGTAATAGGTAACTTGGGAATAAAATAGTTGCTCCCTTATTTCGGGGCAATTTATCAGGAGTTATTCCTTTAAGTATTTCAAAATCGCCGCCTTCGTATTCAGAAGGGTCGCTTAATTGTACAACAATACTAATTTTCCGGTGAGATGCTGAACCTGGTCCAAGATCTACATGGTAATCATAGTGACCACCACCTTCATAATATTCAGTGTACTGGATTGAGTCAATTATTGATATTAGGTCAAAATTCCAAAGTTCTCGATTTGCAATTATTGCAAATTCCATCAACTTATCATAAATCCATTTAGTCGATTCGTTATTCTCGCCTAACCATTTAATTTTGCTCTTTCTAATTTTATGGTTTTCTCCTTGATTTCCAAAAGTAACAGCTTGATGATATTCAAAAAGTTCTGATACTTTGCGAACTCTATCAATTTCTTCCGCTGAGAAGCCCTCGCTAAACCAGTACCAGTTCAATAATTCTACCTCTTTTTGAGGAAACATTAATCTTCGTTCCACGTATCTTTGTGTTTTTACTTTTATACTTAAATATTTTTTACGGTTTACCTAAACAAAATATAAAAATCGAGTATAAAATAGAAACAATTATCAAGTCAATGACTCTAATCAAAGCTCACACTTCAATAATAGGCGATACCGGATATAATTGCCATTCACGAAATTTCTTTAAAGCTCTAAATCAATTAACGCCAGTTTCAGTTAGAAATTGGACGATCGGCGATTCATGGAAAGGTTACAATGACGATGAGCCTCACAATGGGGAGTATTATATAGACTCTGAGTTAAAGACGATGTTATCTGAACAAACGTTAGGTACTCAAACAGGTCATGCGGAGTTTCCTCTATACTTGAAGTACCCAATTCAATCTACTGAGCCAACTGTTAATATTGTGCTAAATGACACAGGTCACCTGTACTTTAGCCAAGATTACTCAGGTCCATCAATTGCATACAATGTATGGGAAACAACTAGACAACCTGAAGACTTCTTTGCTCAACTTAAAAAGTTCGATCAAGTTTGGGTTCCTAGTGAATGGCAAAAACAGTGCACAATTGAGCAAGGAATCGCATCACATAAAGTAAAAGTTGTACCAGAGGGAGTAGACACTGAGATGTTTAAACCGACCTCACCGGATTCGGCTTTTCCAGAGAACAGGCCTTTCCGATTTGTCGTAGTGGGTCGCTGGGAATATCGTAAGTCAACCAAAGAAATTATCAGAGCTTTTACTGAAACCTTTTCACAAGATGAGAATGTTGAGCTTGTCATTAGCGTAGATAATCGATTTGCAACGGACGGCCTCTCTTCTACTGAGGAGAGATTAGCTAAGTTTGAGCTTTCTCATTCAGGAATTAAAGTACTACACCATCAGTCAAAAGAAGATTACGTAAAACTACTTAAGTCGGCTGACGTTTTTGTGTCATGTGCCAGAAGTGAAGGCTGGAATCTTCCATTAATTGAGGCAATGTCATGCGGAGTTCCATCAATGTACTCAAATTGGGGAGCACAACTGCAGTTTGCTCAAGGTAAGGGTATTCCAGTTTCAATTATTGGCGAAGTTCCAGCAGGTGTAGCAAATGAGGAGTCTTGGAATCAGAATACTCCAGGTAATTTCTGTGAGCCTAATTTCTCAGATCTTCAAATAAAACTTAGACTAGTTTACGACCAGTTTGAAAATTATAAAAAATCAGCATTAATGGAATCAGAACAAATTAGAAATGAATTTACTTGGCAGAATGCTGCCACGATCGCACAAGATCACATTCAGGAACTTATTAGCCCGCAGTCAATTGAATACTCAACTGACTTTGCATGGGTGACCTGTGGTAATCTAGCATACATGCCAATCATTGAGAAATTAGTTATATCGTTAGCTAAATTCTCAAATCGTAAAATTCTCGTATATGGAATAGACTGTGAAGTTCCGTTTAATCATCCAAACGTTATTAGCCGAACATTAAGTATTCCATATCATTCAGAACACGATAAATGGTATTGGAAACAGTATGCGTGTAAAGAAGCAGCTATTCAAGAAAGTTTCGAGAATTTAGTTTGGTTAGACGGAGATATTGTTGCAAATTATAATATTGACAATATCGTTAAGTACTTTAGCCAGATTACAAATTATCCAATTCCAGACGTTCACATACAGGACGATTTTATTGGCTTCTTTACCAGAAAAGACGGACTTCGTGGAAGACAATTATTTAACCAAAGTATCTGCGACCGAGATGGTGTCAAGAGGTTATTTACAAAGGCTCATATTTGCATGTACGTCTACAATAAAGAGTGTACCTGGTTCTTTGATGAGATTCTTAAAATGTACAAAGAAACACCGCTTGACCAATACGACGAATTACTACAATGGAACGATGAAGGTCTCGATAATTACTTGAGAAGTAAACACAATTTTACGACATTTTTGCCAATTTCAAACTTTGATGTCTCAGAATGGGACGGCGACTTATTGGGAACAACTGGCAAAGCAATGGAACACTTTATCTCGTTTTGGAGAGACTCTGGCCCAAAGAACTTTGGAAAAATATTCGGCTGGCAATTCGTACCTAAAGATAAATCAAATATTCTCTACTTTCATGGAAATAAAGATCTTGGATTCGCAACGGTTATGACAGACTATATCGAGACTCAGCGTGATAAAAACTTCCACGATACTGAATACTTCTTTGTTGGTAAAAATGAAATCAAAAATCTTGGCTCAATTAAAGATGTACCAGGAGGAACAATGGATATTGCTCATCAATACGGTTGGGATTACGCAATCTATCATGAGATCTATAATCTAAAAGATTACGAACATGGAGAAGTTAAGGTTAGACCCGGCGATGTTGTTGTGGATTTGGGCGGTAATCTTGGAATCTTTACCCGATATGCATATCACATGGGCGCAAGTAAAATTGTAACTTTCGAGCCTGATCGTCGATACTTTGAAATCTTAAAACAGAATGCTCCAGAAAATGCGGTCCTATTTAATGCAGCAATTGCTGATAACTTGGGAACCTTAACTCTTACTGAAAGTTCTCACCTAGGGGGATCTAACTTATGGCATCATAAAGATCCATTACAGACCCAATACGACGTAAACTTATATACCTTAGATTTCATTCTGGAGAATAAATTAATCGACCGAATTGACTTTTTAAAGGTAGATATTGAAGGCTCTGAAATTATTGCGCTAAATGGAATAAGCGATGAGAATTTATCAAAGATCAGAAATATCGCAGTAGAGTACCATCACGAACACTTAGGGTTTAATGAAGACCTTAGAAACAATTTCGTTAGTCGACTAAATAAACTAGGTTTTAATTCTTACATGCTAATGTGCGGCTACAATAATGCACTACAATTAATCTACTTTTGGAAATAACCCATACTCTTATATGAGATCACTAAATACTATTGCCAAGTCTAAAGGCACAGACAAATCTTCAGAAATTCACAATTACTGTGAAAAGTACGAAAAATGGTTACCGTTCAATCGATTAGAACCTTTAACCATTCTTGAAATCGGAGTTCTTCACGGAGAATCTCTTTCGACTTGGAGAGAATACTATCCAAATGCAACAATTATAGGAATTGATATTGAACCTTCATGTAAACAATACGAAGACTCTAGTAAAAATGTTTTTGTTGAAATAGGTTCACAAGACGATCCTCAGTTCTTAAATTGGGTCGCTAAAAAATGGGGACCATTTGATATGGTACTTGATGACGGTTCACATATCAATCGACATGTAATTATCTCATTTAATAATCTAATTGACTACGTAAAACCTGAAGGAGTCTACGTTATTGAAGATACTTCAACTTCGTATTGGGAAGATTGGGAAGGCGGCTTTATGCATCCAGGTTCGTCAATTGAATTCTGCAAAAAGCTAGTAGACGATGTTAACTTTAACGGTCAAATGCAGGAAGAATTTTGGAACGTTCATGCACGAAGAGAAGACTTCCTAACTAAACAAACAAAAGAAAAAGGTTTGGAAATCAGAACAGATATTGAATCTGTAAATTTCCTAAACGGTATAACTATTATAACAAAAAGATAATTAACAAATGGCACATCCTCAACAGCAAGAATTTTGTAAAAAAATGAGTGAAGTATTTCCGCAGTATTTCACTGGAAAAAAGGTCCTAGATATCGGATCTCTTGATATTAATGGAAATAACCGATTCTTCTTAACCGATTGTAACTATATTGGATTAGATGTAGGTGAAGGTCCAAACGTAGACGTTATTCAAGTCGCTCATCTATACGATGCACCAAACGAACAGTTTGATCTTATTATTTCAACTGAAGTATTTGAACACGACATGTTCTATGAGAAATCGCTACAGAATATTATCCGAATGCTAAAACCTGGAGGAGCATTCATTTTTACATGTGCTTCAACTGGTAGACCTGAACACGGAACTCGCAGATCAGACGGCAGTTCAGCCGCTCCACTGCTTGCGAATATTTCAGAAGAATGGTCTGACTATTATAAGAATTTAACTGAAGCGGCCATTCGTGAAGTTAAAGGTTTTGAGCAAGCATTTCCAGACGGAGTCTTTGAATATACAGCTCATCCTGGAGATCTCTATTTCTTTGGAGTAAAGGGCGGAATTAAGAATGACCAACTCTATAATAAGCCTACTCCAGAATCCATTATTATTTCCGAAGAATATAAGGATGACATTTTTGTTTTAGACACGTGGCCTAATACTCCAGAAAAAGAGCAGGACCTAATTGAGTGTATTTCAAAACTTAGAGAATTTGCAGGTATCCCAATCCTATTAGTATCTCACTATGCAATAAAGCCTGAAATTCAAAAATTGGTTGATTACTATATCTTTGATAAAGAAAATCCACTACTTTTAAATTCAGAATTTGAAGATCATTCAGTATCAAGCGGTAGATGGACCAGATTTGCAGATTATCAAGTTGACAATGCAATGCCGTACCATCATGATTATGCAATATGGACATCAATGACGATTGCTTTTAATTTCTGTAAATTCCTAGGAAAGAAAATGATTCACTTCATGGAATACGATAACCTAATCGATACATTCCAATACAGACAAGCCTTCTTGGAAAAATCAAAATTGCATGATGCTATTATCTATGAATATCACGAAGGTTCAAGTGTAGACACTCAATTGTCGCCTTTCATGGCAACTTTCATCTTTTCGATAAAGACGGATATCGCCGTTAAGATGATGGATCAAATAAAAACAAAACGCGAATACTTTACAAATAAGCCAAAGGGCTGGCAGTTAGAGAGAGTATTTCTTGAATACTTAAGAAAATTTACAACTAACATAGGTCACACCGAGTATATTGCGAACTCAAACGAATTAAATACTCAAGCTGTTTGGAATAGAGACGGTATCTTAAGAGATGATGGTAAATTCCAAATCTATCCAGCTGCGAGTGATAATGGAAATTTATACCTACACCTAATTTCAGGATTTCACGAAGAAAAAGCAGATAGCGACTATTTACTGGAAGTTAGATACGGTAAATTTGTAAAATTCGTAACCTTACAGAAAGACGGTTACTCATTAGTTGATCTAGGTAAATACCAAAAGGGATTAACGGCAACCGTTAATTATTTAGGAAAGAGCGTTTATTCTGAGTTTTTACAAAACGACCTATCTGAATTTATCGTAATGAATCGATTAACCCTTTTCTCAGACGCAGAGAGTCCAACTGTTTATTATAATTTTATGGATGGAGCCTATGTTGAAATCGAAACATCATCAAGTTTTAAGTACCCAGTTAAATTCATAAATAATGTAACTGGTTCAGAAGAATTTTTAACTACTCTAGGTAATAAAACTTGGGCAAAAACCTACTCTAAATACTTTAAAGATTGGAAAATTCAAATACTTGATCAGAACAGCGAAGTCATTGAAGAAATTAATTATAATATTGCTGGAAAGAAGGTTTATATTTCACTTGACTCTAAGGCGCTAGGTGATAATTTAGCATGGTTCCCTTACGTTGAAGAATTCAGAAAGAAACATAATTGTAAAGTTGTTTGCTCTACTTTTTGGAATAACTTATTTGCTGAGCAATATCCGGAAATCGAATTAGTTGCACCCGGTTCCAGTATAACAGGCCTTTATGCAATGTATAAAATCGGATGGTACAATAATAACGAAGTGTTCGATTCAGCAATGAATCCTAGAGATTTTAAGTTGGGTCCATTACAGAGAACTGCTGCTGATATTTTAGGATTAGACTACACTGAAATCAAGCCTTTAATTAAAACATACGACCGATCTACTGTCACTAAAAAAGTAGGTTTAGGAATTCACGGAACTGCTCAAGCCAAATATTGGAACAATCCAAATGGCTGGCAGGAGGTTACTGACTGGTTATTACAAAATGGATATGAACCAGTCATTATGTCAAGAGAACACGATGGATATATGGGAAATAGCCATCCAATCGGAGCCGCTAAGTTACCGGAAGGTTCAATCGAGGAGGCTGTTAAAAACATATCTGAGTGTCAAGCATTCATTGGAATAAGCAGCGGCTTAACTTGGTTAGCGTGGGCAGCAAACGTCCCAACCATTCAAGTATCTGGATTTACTGAACCCTACAACGAACCTGATAATGGAATTGTTAAATTAGCTGCCCCGGCTGGTGCATGCTCAGGCTGTGCCAATCGTTTGAGACTTGATGCCGGAGACTGGAATTGGTGCCCTGATCATAAAGGAACTAGTCGCCAATTTGAGTGTTCTAAATTGATAACTAGCGAACAAGTAATCGCTGAACTTAAGAAAATTCTCGTATAGATAATTCTATATGATACTTAATTCTAGACAGAACAGCTTTTTTATAAACTTTCCAGCAGATTTCTTTAATTCTGCTGTACAGGAGAAGTACAGTAAATATTACAGAAATCTGCTGCTACCTTACAAGTCTCTTCCGGACTTTATGGCATCCACTGTGCAAAGTGTAAACTTTCCAGGATTTAGTTCAGTTCTTCCTACTCAAACTAGGACACTTGGAAAAACTCAAGAATTACAGAGCTCAAAACCAATAGCTGATCAATTTACTAGAGAGTTAAAGGTGACGTTTAAGTTAACAGACGCGTATTTGAATTACTTTATCTTTTTAGATAATGCTCTTAACTACTTGGACCCAGCCAATGTTTCTACTGAAAATACTGGAAGAAATTCATTAGGCCAAGCACTATCCGTGCCAGCAATGTCAAATGGAAATCACCCGTTCTTTCAGCCAATCAGGCTGACTCTTCTAAACAATGAAGGTTATGCAGTTTCTTCGATTATTTTCAATCGACCAATGCTAACGTCATTAAGTGAAATGAATTTATCTTATTCATCAATCACTCCACAATTCACAACGTTTACTGCAACGTTTAAGTATTACAATTTCGATTTAGAATTAGACTTTGATTAACTATTCTGATCAGTCCAACCGCTACCAACCGTTAAGTCTCCACCGTCAATTTTACGGTTTACGTTAATTCGCTCCATTACATTTGAGCTCTTACGTTTAGAGGTCTTTTCGAAGCTCGGTAAATAGGTCTCAACGTCAACTGAAAGAGTAATATTAATTTTGTTACTATCGGTTAAGCTGAATTTGTACTGTTTATCAATTGTTTCTGATGCAGGGAATTGCAGTTGAGCTGGAATCCTAACTCCATTGTATTGAAAGTAAACCACCCGGTTTGAGTAGTTAATTGTCAACATATTTTCAGCGATTTTAAATGCTTTATTTAAGTTATCACATATAATCTTTACATCGAACTTAACCGCTAATGGAATAGAGAAGAGTTGAGCAGAGTATCCAGTTAAGATATTTTGATCGTTTGATCCACGTTCAGTTTCAGTAAAACTACCTCTAACAAATTTGTTAGTCATGTCAGATGATTTTACCTGGAAACTAGAAAGAGTAACGATTCCTCTAGGGATAATGTCATAGGTTCCTTCAGCTACCGGAATTCGGCAGTTATCCGGAAGTCCAATATAGAAATCCTTTAGGAATCCCTCGTCAGTTCCGTAATTATAAACGAATGGAACCTTGAAAGTGTCCTTGTGATCTTCACGGGATAAGCTCATTTCCATTTCACCATTAAGCAGATCAAGCAGAGCAATGGTTAAATTTCTTAAGAAAATGTCATCAGTATTAAGTGTCTTCATACAGTTATTTATTTAGAGTATGATTACGGTATCATTATTGAACTATCTGTCCAAGCCGAGGTTGCCAAGATAGGTACGATTTGCGAAAACGTGTACTCCTGTGATCGGCTAGTTAATGCCGTAACTGATGAAGGCATCGGCAAGTCGTATTTTACAAAAGTCAAAGTCCCGTTAACTGACTTTCGAACGGTGTCCGCTGAAGTTTCAAATACTTGATCAAAATCAATTGTTGATAGTTCGCTAACATTAAAGATAACAAATCTTCGGTCTTCGTATTGTTCTGCCATTATTGTTTTATTTTATTTTTTTATTTTTAGTTGTGTATTAAAGTCCAAATCTAGCCTTTGTTGTGTTATAGTTTTGAGTTATTTCATTTTGAGTTAATGCTCTATTATAAACTTTAAATATAGCACATTCCATTGGCATTTGAAATGATGTTTCAGTAGCCCTCCATATTGCGATTCTACCGTTACCACTATTAAAGTTTCTAACACTAGCATTTTCAGAAGATAATTGTTGCGATAGTGTTTGAGAAGCCCCGTTAATATAAATTTTATTGTTGGTGTATGCAACATCACTTCGCATTTCAAAAGTATAATGTTTCCAATTATTAACTAAGCCTAATGCCGAAACTGCGGATGCTGATATACCATAAACATCGCTTGCTGCCGTATTGAATCCTAAAGTACCGCTACCGCACCAAACATCATAACGGTCCCAACCGAAGAACATTCTACCGCTGTATGCCGCTCCGATTTTACACCACATCTCTACGGTAGTCGTAGTCCCTAAGCCTGGTGCAATAAAATCAGCATAGTCATTTGTCCCATCAAAAACAATTGTACCGCTATTTGCGGAACTAAACGTAGGGCCGTTTGTCAATATTCCATTTGAATTATTTCCACTTACATCATACCAAGTAGTTCCGGTGGTTGGGTATGACGGTAAAAAACCAGCGTCTAAATTCAAAACTAACCCACTAGTAACTATTCCCTCATAGTTCGACTTAACCACGATTTTATCTGTTTGCCCAGCAAAATAGGCTAGGCATTGAGCAACTGTCGTATAACTAGCTCCAGCAATTTGGTTAGTACGTTCAATTAATTTAGCATCATTCTCTGGGCAGTAAATACTTGGTCCCTGTGATGCTTTATTCAAGTAGATCGTATAACCTCCAGTCGGTGGATCGATACCATTAAAAAAGGTCGACCCGTAATCGGCTGTATTATTGCCGATCAGCATATTGCCTTTTCTGAGGCAACCTACTGGTGTCGCACCTACTGAATATTTTATTAGATTTGGCATTTATTATAAATGATTATTTGTCTTTAGTACCACAAATCGAACACAAACCTTGATTATCCAATGGCCCGTTTGTTTCACATTCTGCACAATTTCCATATACTTGTTCCATCTTTATTACATTCTATTTTTTACTGCTGCATAATTAAGAGAGACCTCGTCTTGAGATATGGTTCTTTCGTATATTCTGCATACTTGAATTTCCATTAAATCGGCTGAGTAATAGTCAAAAAATCTGATAATCGAGTCTCCTGCGGTTTTAGGATTTGAGGCGCCGACTGTGTTTGTTAAAACGCCATTTATGTAAGTTTTAACGGTGCCTCCTTCTTTTGTTACAACGATATGATAATAAGTATTTAGGTCAAACTCATCATTAGCTGAGTTCTTTCCAAAATTAGGACCGTTGAATCCTGGAGCGTATTGCCAGTGTATTAGTCTAGCTGACGGAAATCTCCAAACGCCCGGTGATCGATCTGAGCCTGCGCTGAAATAACCGAAAAATTGTTCCCAACTGCCAGTGTATCCGTTTGGATAGGTCGCTGAGCCTTTAAACATTAGCAGAAGTTCTACCGAATGATAGTCATTGTTTAGAATTGGGGAAGATGCAACATCAGCGTCATTTCCATTACTCCATAAGGAATAGTAGTTATTTTTACTCTTTTGTATATTGCAATTAGTAACAGAGTACTCACTTTGAGTCATATCGTACCAAGTAGAACCGGTTCCGGGATAAGAAACAATATTTGCACCATCTACGGATAAGACTAATCCGTCTAGCGCAATATTTCCACCGTAATAGTTTTGAAATACTTCAGTTTCCTCTAGTTGCCTATCGTATATTGAGTAGTTAGCCCCGTATCCCATTAAGCTTCTATATACGTCATCATATCGCCTAGAAATTAATACAGAATTATTGTTCGTGAAATCACCGACTCCTCCATCAAAGTTTTCATATTGAGAGTGGTTGAGATAGAGAAGTTTCCTACCATTTTCATATATAGCGGTGAAGAAATACCAGCGGTCTATTGTTAACGGATCACTATATAGGAAATGAACGTTATTTGGATTACTATTTCCATTAGTTTCAAAGTAAATTCGATTATCGTTACTTAACCAAACATCCCAACTATTAGAGTACCAATGGCCCTTTCCTATAATACCAGCAGCAGCGCTTGCTCTAGATTTATGATCTCTAATGTTTATAAATCCACAAACTGAAAATTGACTGTCTCTAGTAAATTGAAAAGTTTTATTTGTATCAACATAGTCATCGATCCCATCAAATTCAAAATACCCATTCGAATTCCATATTGGGCCATTATAAATTACTCCATTTGAACTATTTCCGCTTATGTCATACCAAGTAGTTCCAGTTTTAGGATATGACGCTGTAAAACTTGAGTCTAACTTTAAAAGTAAACCAGAGGTCGCAATATCAGGATACGCTAAATCGACTATTATCTTATCCGATTGCGAGGCTAAATAGCTAAAGCACTGACTTGTTGTTGTGTAATTTGCTCCAGCGATTTGATTAGTTAATCTAATCAGTTCAGCATCAGTTCGAGGGCAGTGTATGCTTGGACCAGAAGTTGCCTTATTAACGTAAATCGTGTATCCGCCAGCCGGTGGATTAACTCCCGAATAAAAGGACGTCCCGTAATCTTGCTGCCCGACCGCGAGTAACATATTGCCCTTTCTAAGGCAACCTGCTGGGGTTGAGCCAGTAGAATACTTTACTCCATTTGCCATTTATTGTAAAACTGAATTTCTAATTATTTATCAGACATTATTCAATTCTACCATTACCAAAAAAGCCAATCCCTAGAGACTGGCTTTTACGAAGTGGTGGAGATGGAGGGATTCGAACCCTCGTCCAAAAAACCTCTAATTAGACCTTCGTTTACACGCTTAGTCCCATTTTCTAACTGGACCAAATATCTTATTCTTTAACGACTTAAAGCTAAAGTCGGTAACGGTTCGACTTGGCCGTTACGCCATGCTGGTTTTGCAACTTTGGGTTAGTCAAGCAGTTGCCGCTTGGTCACTTATGCAGCTAAAAGCTCTTCAGTAACAGGAGCGTTAACGCTTTCGTTAACTAGACTCCAGAAATTAGTGTTGCCACTTATAGTTTTAATACATTTTAACGAGTCTTAGCATCTTCCTCGGCGTGCAGGTGTAACCGATAATTCCTGTCAAATCCGGTCATCCCCATAATAATGTTATTATACTCCTTTATTTATCAAAAGGCTTCCCTTCATAAACGTTTTACTCAACTGATAAATAACCTAAAAGAAGTCACACTTTAAATGGCAGGTCTTACTAATCAAAATACAAACCTCAGGCTGTTCACCAGTCTTCGCATACGAGTTCGCGATATTCTTAGTGAGAGTATCCAGTTCTTACAAACTACTTTTAAACAGAGTCGCTCAGTATTCACCGCGGCTTCTCCATTCGGTCAGTTATTGATCGTAGTTGAGAACTTGAGTCAACTTATCTTTTATTACATTGAAGATTCAATCACAGAGCTAAATATCAATGAGGCAAGTAGAGTTTCATCAATCTATTCACTAGCTACCCTAGCTGGACACAATCCAAGCAGAGCAGTCGGTGCAACTGGTCAAATTAGAGTAATCAGAAAAACTGGAATAAAGCCTACTGCCTCAAAGGTCGTAATCAATAATTTATTTAGAATCACCTGTGCAAATAACGGCTTAACTTACGCAATTGAGTTAACGCAAGAAGAGGTTAGACTTGCCTTGACTGGAACAGAAACTCCTGCTATTTTTAGTATTAGACAAGGTCAAATCGAATCACAAACATTTACGGCAAAGGGAATTCCTTTTGAGAGTTATCAAATGGGAGCTCCTAACAATTTTTACCTAGATAATTTCATGGTAAACGTTTATATAAATGGTGAAAAATGGCAAAAATACGAGTCTCTTTTGGATATGCCAAGAGGCGGAAAATGCTTTCTTGCTAAAACCGGTATTACAAATGGATTAGACATCTATTTTGGAAACGGCTCATTTGGAAAGATTCCTAATACTGGATCAACTATCGTCGTTGAATACTTAAATACGGACGGCGCTTTCGGAAACGTAAAAGTAGACGACCCAAGACAAGTACAATTTACTTTTACTGATACTGGATTCTCTCCAATTGGGGAAGAAATCTTAATGAATGACTATTTTTCAATCGTAACAGTAAGTCCTCCAAATTTTGGAGTTGACCCGGAGGATCCTAACTTAACTAGACTAATTGCGCCAAAAGCCTCAAAGAATTTTGCCCTAGTAAATATTGATAACTATGAAGTTCTTTTGCAGAAGATGCAAATGTTCTCAACCATAAAAGTATTCCTTGATCAGGACGCAAACGGTAATATTCTAGATTCCAGAATGATTAACTTATTCCTAGTGCCAGACGTATCTCAAATGTTTAATAATGGAACTGACTACTTTAACTTACCGTTAAGTAACTTTAAGTTAACAACATTCCAGAAAAATGAGTTAATGAAGTACATTGAAAAATCAGGTACAAAAATGATTTCGTCTGATCTAAAAATACTTGATCCTAAGATAAGTAGGTACGCACTAAACGTAAGTATCATTATGTTTGACGATGTTTCTACTGACATTGTTAAGTCTGATATAGCGGACGCCATCGGTAACTACTTTATTAAATTAAAAAGACATGACCGTGTACCAAAGAGTGATCTTATTTCAGTAATTGAAGCAATTAATGGAGTTGACTCAGTTAACGTTAATGTCGTAAGTGAACTTAACGAGCTTGATAAAATAACCAACCCGTCTTCTACTTCGATTATTGGACTTGACGACTTTAACGATATTGTTATTGGGCTAGACGAATTCCCAGTATTACGAGGAGGTTGGAAAGACAGCCAAGGAAACTCATACGCTGAAGGCCTTTCCGATACTGGATTAGGTGCATTAAATATTCAAATTAAAGCACAAGTAGTTCGTAAAAATACTGGCATACTATGATAAGAAACTCTCTATACCAAACAGTGTATAATAGAAAAGACCAACGTCTTCATCTAGGTTACAAATACAAAGATGCCCTAATGAAGCGAGTCCTTTCGAATCAAATGTTTGGAGCAAATCCAGTCTTAGATGAGTTCATTGCCTATTTAGAAGCTTATATGTATGAGCATATTGAGGCAGTTAAGCAAATCAAGATCTTCGCTAATCCAGCGCTAGATAAGAATGAAAATCGACTAAACTAATGTATGGCTGGACCAGTATTCTCCAAAGAAAAGAAGGCTCAAATCAAGGGAGAGCTTGAGTCTCTATTGAGCACCTATTCAGGTGGACCAAATCACGATGAAGATAATATAGACGATCAGCTTGCGGAAATCGCAGCAGCTCCTCCATTAGACTTTATTGAAATGAATTCTGAATTTGAAAAGCAGGCAAAGAATATCACAAATTCAATGCTTAAGTTCTACGTCGATCTTGGCGTACTTGAGAAACATGAATACGTAAAGCAGAAACAGATCCTAGACAATTCAAGTATTCAAAATATCTTCTTTCAGTTAAAAACTATCAGAATGGCAATTGAAAAAATTGCTGAAGAAATTAATCAAGGAAACACTCACCCTAGACTGTTTGAGGTGTTTGGGCAATTACAGGACAAGTTAACCTCAGTTGTAAAAACTCAAGCAAATTACATGCTATTCCTAGAGGATACGTATAAGAAAGTAAATCAAGATGTTGAACAGAGAGAATCCGGCGGTGGAACTACCAGTCGAGCCCTTCCTACCAGCACATCTGACTATTACATAACCGCAGGTACAAAAAATTTAATTAAAGAAATTGACGCAATTGAGATAGAAGATGACGATTCAGATTCTCGACACCTAACTCATCCATCGAAAAAAACAGAAGTCATGCTGGAAAGAGGATTATCTAACGTAATCATCGAGGAAGAAGATGGTGAAGACTTTTCTGGAGACGTCAATTCGTTAATATGAAAGATTTTATAGCAAACAGCGGCGGTAGAACCCAAATGAAATTGTCCAATCTCGATCAAGAGAATAGCGCAATTTGGACAACCGTTAAGATACAACAATTACTCGATGATTTTGAAAATGGGGTAATTGATATTAAGACAATCCGAAACTCTCCTTTTAAGGACAATGATCCAGTTTGGAAAAAAGCTAATATTGTTTTTGAATACACACCCGAAGAGCTTGAGGAATTAAAGAAGTGTAAAGCTGATCCAGTTTATTTCGCTTCCAAATACGCCCAAGTAATGACGGAAGACGGAATTCAACAAATTACACTAAGGGATTATCAGGAAGAGATTATTAAATCATTTAAGAATAATCGCTTTAACTGCCTAATGGCAAGTCGCCAGATCGGTAAGACTGTAATGTCGGGTGTATTTATTGCATGGTACCTAATTTTTCATACTGATAAAAACGTATTAGCTGTAGCGAATATTGCATCAACTACTAAAGAGGTATTAGATAAAATTAAATCGGTACTTGAAAACTTACCGTTCTTTCTAAAACCTGGATGTATTTCAAATAACGTAATGTCACTTAAGTTCGACAACGGCTGTCGTTTGATCGGTAGAACAACTACGAAAAATACAGGTATTGGTTTTACAATTCACGTACTGTACATTGATGAGTTCGCCCATATTAATCCATCTTACTTGGACTTCTTCTATCGAGCAATCTATCCGACGATCTCAGCCTCCTCAAATTCCAAGATTATTATAACATCCACTCCGAATGGAATGAACCGTTTCTACGAAATCTACATGGATGCACTGAATGGGGATAATACTTACGTTCCGCTACGAGTTGACTGGTGGCAAGTTCCAGGCAGAGACGACGCATGGAAGCAGATGACTATTGCCAACCTAGGATCAGAAGAAGATTTTAATCAGGAATACGGGCTGCAATTCTTCTCTTCGGATAAACTATTACTGCCTTCCAAGGATCTTAGAAAGATATTTACGTTCAGGACGACATACGTCACCCCAGAATGGGCGCAAGCTCCAGACAATATGAATCTATTAGATGGCTTCTCAGTTCATCCTAACTTTAGCAAGTTAACCCCTGATGATATCCGCAATGACGGTAATATGTACATATTCTCAGTCGATACCGCGTCTGGCGTAGGTCGTGATTACTCAGTTATTAATATTTTTAAATTGACTGCTCTACCGTATCGAATGCTTGACCAAGTTAAGGACTTTATTAAAAATGAAGGCGACTTTTTTGGACTGGTTCAAGTAGCCTCGTTCAGATCAAATAAAAAGGATATTAATGAATTCACTAATGTTCTGGAATACTTAACGTACTCCTTGTTTAATCCTGAAAAAGTCAGACTCTTAATTGAGTTAGACCATAAAGGGGATTATGTAATGGACAAAATACAGCAGAACGAACTTTTTTGGCCCGGCCAATTAATACATTCAAAACATACAATCTCTTCAACTAACTGGAAACCCGGTTTAAAGATGACTGAGACGAATAAATCAAAATATTGCGAACGTTTCAAGTACCTAGCCGCAGTTAATAAAATTCTTCCTAACGAATTTAAAACAGTTCATGAACTTGGTGCATTTGGAAAATCTTCAAATGGAACATATAGAAGCCAAAACGGCAATGACGACTTGGCAATGACATGCGTTTCAACTGCAGCATTCTTTGAATCTCCGAATTTCTGGGAACTCGTTAATGAAGAACTTGACAGATTACCTAAAGACTACTTGGAAAAAGTGTACGCCGATTTTCTTGGAGAAACCTATATTAGTTCCTCAAACGGATATGATTATGGGGCTCTTAGAGAATTAAATGCAACTCCAGCAATAAAAAAACCTGGAGCAACTAAACGGTTTGATGAAAATACGGTTGACCAATACCGTAATTTACTCTCTCAGTTTTACGGAAATAACAATAATGGCGGATGAGATACGACATGCTAATCAACTTCGATTACGAAGGAAACAAGAAACAAATATTCGATATAGTAGTTTCTCATATTCAAGAAGCTCACGAAAGTAAACTACCTAAAATCTTTATTCGAGAGTTAACTATCATCGACGAAAAGGTCGATGTAATTGCCCAAGAAAAAGATTGGCCAGACTGCTTAACTAAAGCACTAAATTTTTACAAACAGATTGAAGACTACGAGTCTTGCTCAAAGTGTCAAACTCTATTGGCCAAGATTCAGTCTCCAAATAAAAAAACAAAATCAAATGGCAGAAAGACAAGTTAGGAAAAAACCGCAAATAACAAAAATTGAGTTAAATGAAAAAGACTTACGTCAAATCAGTTTAAAAAATTCGCAAGGAGAGTATCTAGACAAGATTATTTCGAATGACATTACGTTTTGCTACGGCCCAGCTGGTACCAGTAAAACGTTTACTGCTTGCCTAGCCGCACTAAAGCTTTACATGGGCGGAAAAATTAAAAAGATTATTCTTTCAAAACCGATTCAAGAGTCCGGCGAGAAGCTTGGGTTTTTACCTGGCGAAATAAAGGATAAAATTGATCCATTTATGGAAAGTTATCGATCAAATTTGGTAAAATTACTAAATGATCCGAATAATGTGGGATGGCTTGAAGCCATGGGAGTTATTGAATTTAGACCTCTTGCCTATATGAGAGGAGCAACCTTCGATAATTGTTTAATGATATTGGATGAGGCACAAAATGCTGATTTCAAACAACTTATGCTTTTCATTACTCGAATGGGTAAAGATTCAAAAGTATTAATTTGTGGCGATGTTAGCCAATATGACATCGCAAAGAGTAAAGTAGCTTTACCGGAGTTTATTTCTCTATTAAATGGGATTAATGGATTGGCTATTCACCAATTTAGAGATGAGGATATTGTCCGAAATAAGATTTTAATACAGATCACGGATCGATACGAGAAATGGAAAGCAAATAATCCCAAACACTTTTAACTAAAATACTTGATGAGCGCGTACGACTTAATTAACAAGCAGCTAAATGACGAAATGCAGAGCCTTGCGGAGCTTATTAAATCTGGCAAATACACGGAAAGAGACAGAAATCGACTAGCTTCAATAATGTATCCCAAACTAAAATACTTCATTTGGAAGTTTTTTAATGACCCAGATGAGACGGATGAGGTTTTACATAATACGCTATTTAAAATCTTTAAGGGACTTGCTTCATACAGCGATAGTTATAGGTTCACTACGTGGATCTATACTATCGCTAAAAACGAAGCCCTACTCCACCAACATAAGTTAAAAGTTCAATACGCAACCAGCATTGACAATTTAGCAAAACCTCTAAATTTACCAGACGAGTCAGTAAGTACTTTCGAAAAAGAGATTTACATGGACTCTCTCTACACCATGACTACTTCTGAATTAAACGGGCTCCCTGACTGTATTGAAAAATTTATCCTAATTGACAAGGAATTACATCACATGCGAGGTAATGAAATTGCTGAGAAATATGCAATGAATCTAAATACAGTTAAAACCAAAATACGAAAAGCTCGTAAAATGTTAAAGGAAGCTGTTTTAACTAAAAATCCGGAAATGGTAGACCGATTAACTGAATACTTTTAACTATGAAACTATTAAACTTTATAAATCCAGTCATTGCCTTTAATTCGGCTAAGGACATTATCAAGGACCTTAATAATTATGTCTTTTATAGAAAGCAGATAAAGAAGATGGAAACTCAAAACTTTTTTAAGGATTTGAATGCCAGAACTGACTTATTGAGACGTGTCTATTATGTTCTTAATCTTGAACCTGAAACTCTGTTAGCGACTGGTGATCTAGCTGATCTTGAGAAAAGTCGAGTATTTGAGTCAGTTTCTAAAATACAGGGTCGATTCGCCGATCATAATTTAGTTGAAATAATTAATGTGTCCTCTACTCGAATTAAAACAGATGAGTATTACGCGTTCTTAATTCTAATTAAATACGATTCTAAATTCAAATTTTCAAATCTATTAAGAGTCCTAGGGTTTGCCCTAATCGCCTATTTCGGAATAACTTACATTGGCTATTTAGTTAATAACATCAGCCAAATACAAGAGTCGGCTCTTCAAATTATTAACGGAAAGTAAATAAATAACTAAAAGAAATAACTTTTATGAAATTCATTAAATTACATTTTGAGAAAATTGTACTTGGATTACTGTTAATCCTAATGGTACAACAGTGCAATAATTCAAGTAAAATTGCAAAAGTTGAAAAACAGGAAAAGCTAATGAATCAAAGAATTGATTCAGTGTATACCTCAGATCTTAAGAAAATGATTGAGGTTGAAGGTTTAAAAGCGTCCAAACGTACACTATACGACTGGAATTCAGTTATTAGAACAACGGTTAGACCTGATGATCGTATGAACCAATACGATTTAGAAATAGAAAAAATCAGAAATTCTAAGTAATGTCAAGCAAAGCAACAAAAATCTTTATTATTGGGACGTTTGTTACTCTATACTTATTAGTATCAGTAATTTCAACAATCCACGTTATTGATTTCTTTAGTATGTCTAACCCACCATGGTTAGCAATTAGCCTAGCAATCGCATTTGAGGTAGGAGCAGCAGCTTCTCTTGCATCAATTATCACATTAGATAAGATGAATAAGGGAATTGTTTGGGCTCTTTTTATTCTATTAACTGCAATGCAGGCAATGGGAAATACCTATTACACATACGTTCACCTTAAGGATTTTCAAGGATGGATTGAATTATTTGGCCTAGTTGAAGAAGAATTGATATACCAAAAACGAGTACTTTCAATTGTTAGTGGAGCAATTCTACCAATCGTTGCATTAGGCTTCATTAAATCACTAGTTGACTACATTAAACCGGCTGATACCGTAAATGATACCGTAAATGATATAGTAGGTGATCCTGTAAATCCACAAATTACTGACGCTGTTACTCAAGCAATTGAGATACCATCGGATGATCTGTTTGAGGATTTGGAAAAAATTGAGACTTTTCCTGCTAGCGAGCAAGAAGTATACGAAACCGAACCGGTTGTAATTGAAGAAGACGTGATCACGGATGAAGTAGAGATTTCTCCAAGTCAAATTGAAGAAATTCCAACTGAAACACAGGTAGATAATAAAGATATACAAATGTCAATCGATGATAAAATAGCCAGAGGCCTTACTTCACACAAAAGTGGAATATTATTTAGCGACGTTATTTAAAAAAGTCAACCATGAATGTCATACATTAAATTTCAAGACGATCCGATTGCCCAAAGATTTAACAATTCATTTGCTAATCTATGCGCGGGCGATCCTACTAAAAAGGTTTTAAAATTACTAGATCGTTGTTTTAAGATTTTTAACAATGGAAAATCTGAAGCAAGTTTTTGTGATTTAGAGAAATTTCTATATCCAGTAGACGGAAGTCAATCTATTGATTTTGAAGTATGTGGAGGAAACCCTGGCGAAACTTTAGTGATCTATGATAATTCACTAGATTCAATAATTCCAACTTACCAAGCAAACGTAACTACTCCCACTAATTATCCAGCTGTATCAAATCCATTAGAATACTTTACAGCAATTCCAGCAGGAACTTCTTCAAGCCCAGCGTATTATCTACTACAGAATGACAGAAATTACGCACGTGGCTGTATCTTGTACATCGACTATCCGAGTCTTGATAAAAACGGTGAGGCCATTGTGCCAGCCGCTCTATCTTGCGATATAATTATTACGGACTACACAGGTTCGTCTATTTCATATCCAATTTCACAGTTCTTTTCACAGTTCAGTAATCCTGAGACTCTTAACGCAACTAAGCTGATAAATAAGATAGAGATACATAATCCAAATCTAGACTTTAGTATTAAGGTTAAAGGCTTGGTAGTATATGTAAAAAGCAACACTGATCCAAACAATTGTGCTTGCTAAAAATACTAAAATGAAATGAACAATATTGTTGCAAAACTTGTAAAAAAACACGGAACCGCTAATAACAGTACAAATTACACGCCGGTCTTTACTACTCAAAGTACTAGAGATACTGCGTCCGATGCAACTACTGGAGTAGGTTACTTTACTGATACATGGTTCGGAGTTCACAATCCTCAAACTACTGCACAAACTGTTACGGTATGGACCGTTGACCAAGGAATTGGAGGATCTGGCGTAGACGTACGAATTCTCCCAGGAGAAACTTTCTATGCAACTCTTTCTAAATTAACAGTATCTGCTGACATGGTTCTATTAGGTATACCAACAACATTTAGTAGATAATGACGCCAATCTTAACATTCGGTCAGAGACAGCAAGCAATGAGAGGTCTTCCTTTTTATGGGAAGGGCGATTTTAATTTTGTTGCATCAAGAAGCGGTTTCTCAAACGGTATTGCAATTAGTATTTTACCGTTATCCGATTTGTCTAGACCTCAACAGGTTGAAGTAGACGACTTTGTCCAAGATGTTAAGGCTTTAAATCAAGCATTCAAAAAGGGTTCTAGATTAACTGGAGTTAAGGTTAACTCTACTTTTAAAAACAAGAAACATGAACCTGAAAATATTATCGGAAAGTTTGAAGCTTTCAAAATTGATAAAAAGCACAAAACCATCAGAGCTTTCATTAGGGATCCAAAAACAATGGAAGTAATTGAAGTTTATCCTGAAACTTTAAATAGACTTAATGAGTCTAAATCGTATCTTGCGAAAACCTTCCTAGATTTCGTGATATAATTCTAAAAAACTGTTTATTTATGGGCAACGAACAAGACCGTCCGCTTAATCAAGAGGATGAAGTTCAAGCATTCCTTGAATCTGAGGACGCTAAATACGGCAAGAACTCTAATAACTCCAATAAATCAATTGAATCTGAAAAACCAGTCACTAGTTTAGGCCAAGCTATCTCAGCCGGACCAATTCAATCGACCATTTCTGGCGCAAATGATAACTTTTGGAAAAACATTCCATTAGAAAATTTACCGTCACGTGGACTATTCTACGCTAAAGGCTCTGAGTTAACGGTTAGAGCAGCGACTGTTTCTGAGATTCGACACTGGTCGACTATCGACGATAGCGATGTCTTAGACATAGACGACAAACTAAATTTTATAATTGAGAAATGTACACGTTTTAAAGTAAACGGCGGACAATCCTGGTTAACTTGGAGAGATATTTCAGAAGTCGACCGATTGTACATCATCTTTGTAATTCACGAAATAACTTTTCCAGAAGGACAAAATGAGCTATTTACTAAAATTGCGTGTACTCAAACTTGCTCAGAAGACGGTGCTTGGAGCGATGACGTTAAGGTCAGAAGCAACATGTTACAACTATTCGATCTTCCTGAAGAAGTTGAGGTTTGGTATTCTGACGAATATCGATGCTTTGAAGTAGTTTCCCAGAAGTTAAATGAGACGTTTTACCTGTACATGCCGACTCTCGGTGTAATTGAAAGACTTCGTAAACGAATAGCTGAGTCTAAATTAACTGGTCGCCAAATTGATAAATCTTTTATTAAAATTGCACCATACCTTATTCAAGACTGGTCAAAGTTTGGACAGGAACAATATTCATCTATTCAATCTGAATCATTTTCCTGGAACCTAAATAAATTTACATTTATTACAAAGTTCTCAGAAATGATGCAAGCTTCACGAGATAATTCAATCGGAACAATTTGTCCTAAATGTGGGTCAAAATTATCCAGTTCAATTTTTTCGTCAGACAGCTTCACGATCAAAGATCTTTTCCTTATTTCAGGTAGACTTAATGAACTTATTTGAGACAAACCGTCTCTTGGCCGTGAAGCTGAATCAATCGATAACCGAACTGTACACTCTACCGTTCTATGAGTATTTAAGTTACGTTAAATTTCTAGTAGACGAGTCTGGAGAATCTGTTCAAGAAACATTTGAAATTCAAACAGGACTTGAGGACTAATCGACTCAAGTCCTTCTTTTTTTAATAAATAACTAAAAAGATTACACAATGACTAACCTAGAAAACTCTTCTGCCTTTGAAACTGATCAAGAGTCAGTTCTTCTTGCTGCATTAGATAGAGTTTTCAGTAAAAAAGCTCCAACTGGCGACGCGATACTCGAAGGTGAACTCTTAAAGAATGTAAATACTCAAGCGACTACTTCAGTTAGATCAGTTCCAATTGAAACTCCTTCGCCCACAGTTGATGGAGTTGACTTAAACCCAGTAGATTTAGATAAACCAGTAGTTATTGAACTTAAGCCTATTGAGGTACTTGTAAAACCAACTGACGCTACTTCTGGAAAAGTCACAACTGCTGAGATTGAGAAAAGCCAATTACAATTAGCTCCAGCTAATACAACTACTGTTAATAATACGTCAATTTCTAATTCTTTACCTAGTCAATTAGCAGCAGCTGCCTCAAATTCGTCAGTGAATTCATCTAATATATTAGTAGACTCCAGTAAAAATGTAATGGAGTCAATACAGTCGTTAACTAAAAATTTGAGCAAGACCGACTCGATCAACTCAATCGTTAACAATTCAGCTCTTATTGAATCGCTTAGATCATTAGCTAACGGGTCGAAGGATGCCGATGCAATTAACTTATTAACTAAAGACTCACTAACGAAGGTAACCTCTAATTCTGAAAAATCAAAGGCCGAGTCTTCTAATTTATCTACATTAGAGAGTTCAATACTCTCGACGCTTACCGGAAAGTCTGACTCGACTAATACTAAAACCGATGAGGTTACGAATAACTTAACTCAAGTAAAAAGTTCAAAATTAGTTGAGTCGTCAAATGTTAAAAAAATGCTAGCTCCAGATAAAACGTTAGAAAAAAGCGTAACTAGCTTATCTAAATCTTTACCGGACGCAGTTAATAACTTAAGTAACTCAGTAACTTCAATTTCGCCGCAAACCAGCTCGTCAACCTCAGTTATGAATGAAGGGGCAAAGATTGATCAACGTAACCAAACTACGATTAATAGTCCTACTTCTGGAAATATGAATAAGGCTGAGTCTGCTGACTCTAAGCCAGTAGCTATTGCTCCAGGCATAAACAATGACTATTACTTACAGGCAATATACTCGGCACTAATGTCTGGAAAAATAAAAGTAACCTTAGGATACTAATAACATGAAGCACTTTAAAGAAATTAAGCAAATCATATCAGAATACGACCGAATCAATGCAGGTTTATCTGAACTTGAAAAAATGACAAATCTTCTTCAGCTTAGAAAAACTGAGTTGGAGCATGCACTAAATTCAAATAAGGAAAAGGAGAAGACTCTAATAGATAAAATAGTAAAGGAAACAGGCGAACAGCCTGATTACTACAAAATTATGCAAGAATTAAATGTTTAAATCCCTTCTTAAACTAGACATTAAAACTCTATTGCTTATCGCATTAGTGATTATAATAGTCTTAATGAGATCGTGTGACGGTTCAGGAAAAAACCCCGGAGAAATCATCAATATTGATGGTAAGAAATACGAAGTATTAAAACACACAATTGATACGGTAATTGTACCTCATGATACTATTGTATACCGAAAGGGTAAAGATATTTACCATGAAGTCCCAGTGTATCAAGTAGTGCCAATTGATGTAGACACACTCGCTATACTTAAGGATTTTTATGCAAAGCACGTTTACATCGATACTCTAAAATTAGCCGATTCACTAGGATACATTGTAGTAAATGATACAATCTCTGAGAATTCTCTTCTCGGTAGACTTTGGACCGCTCAAGTAAATAAAACAACGATCAAGGAACAAATAATCGTTAAGGAACTTCCTAAAAACCAAGTTTACATTGGAGTAGTTGGAGGATTTGACAAGGTAAATATCGTTAATTTTGCAGGCCCTTCTCTATTATTAAAAACCAAAACCGACAAGATTTATAGTGTCGGAGTCGGTTATGCTGGAAGCGGAGCAGTTTCAATCCAAGGAGGAATCTACTGGAAAATTAAATTAAAGAAATAATTAAATACGCATGACATCAAGGTTTGTAACTCTATCTGACTATTGTATATTGGAGTACATGTTGACTCCAGCGGGCGATCCTGCACCAGAGATAATTAATACGAACTATTATTTTCTCGAAAATGCTCATGTTGATCTGTTTCAGATTTACAATACTGATGCCTATGCAGCAACGACTAAAAACTCAAGAGGATTAAGTGTAGTACCGGTTGGAGGATCTAAGCTGATTAGAGTTGACTTAACTGATATTCCAATTTATACTGCATACGATCCAGCAATAAGTGAAACTGAATTATCTAATAGCTATAGTAATGCTCTAGTCATGGACACTATGCGATTCCATTTTGCATCAGGGTTCAATTTTACAGAAGTTGAAAATATTATATTAGGAGCTCGCCAAAAATTAAATGACTTAAAGCAGATCCAGCTAGTTAATATTTTAGTGACTTCAGTTACTGCACAAGACCTTTTAACCTTCAACAATAAACCGCTTTTCTTAGCAAATACAATTTACGATAAGTACATTGATATTAAAGTCCCAGCATGTTCGTATCTAGATGAAGACTTTACGCAATTCGGGTCAGCTTCCTTTGAACATGCGATTACGAACGGTACTGGTTTTATTAAAAACTCACCAATCACCGTATCTTTAAGTGAAGCTGAATATGAAGACCTATTTGCAGATAACGGCGAGCAGTATGAAGCCTACCGCGTTGTTAATTATTACGAAGGTTCAGTTGCGCAAGTAAATGAATTTGATAGTTTAGGAGCAGTTATTCAAGAAGCAATAGATGGAGACTATATTGAATTCTTTGCAACATGGAACGGCGCATTCCCAGAAGACTTAATATCTACTCTTAATGCAAAAGGCGTAGATAATGACTGGATCTTAATTCATAACTTACAAGTATACGAACAGGTTGGAAGTATTATAACTCCTTCTGGAAATTTTCTAGTCTATCAAGAAGACAATTTTGATGTTCCATTATCATACAGACCAATTCTAAAGGATGCAGGTTTTGCAGTTTCAATGTCAATCGACTATATCGTACGGTTACTTAACAAAAAGACCGGAGATCAAGTAATCAGAACCGGGTCAATGTCTCTGTTTAATCCAAATAAGTATGGAAAGCACTTAGCTAAATTGGAACTGGCAGATAAGCCTCAATCTATGAAAGTTTATAATAAAATTGTTCAAAAGAATTTAGAGATAAGTAACTTATTTACTGGTAAAAAAATACCAACAACAGCTACGCCAACTGCATCAATTGTGTATGTAGACAAACCAGTTAACGTAGCAGTTCCGACTTTTTATAAACAGGCAAATATTCGAATCAGCCAAAAGAACGCTCTACTAAAAGCTACTAACGGAACGTCTGAAGTAATTTTTGGACAAGGCGACATGGTTTTACCAATTGACCCAACTGACAATTACATTAAGTTTTCAGTGTATGAGGCTAACCCAGCTAAACCTAGCGAGCAGACTCCAGCTAATTTGAATCCCACTTCAACTTTCACCCTTAACTTCGGTAAAGACTCGAAGTATACATATAATTCACTAAGTGATCCGGCTGTCTCGGAACCAGCTAGTGGAAAACTGGCCTTTCGTATACCTAAGGATCAAGCGAAACAGATTCTTGAATCGACTGACTCGCTAATGTTTATTTCATTAATTGGAGTAGACGGAAGCGAAACTTTATTATACACAGGAAAATGGATGGCTTCTTCTGACTACGGCGCAATTTTAAGAGCAAATGATGCTGCTAAAAATGCACTACTAAATGACCCGTATGAAACAATTGCAACTTTAAACAAGTCAATTGCGGATCTTACGACCGAGAATGAAAAACTTAAAACCAAGATAGTTAGTTCAAAGAGCGTAAGATACTCAAGGGTTGACGAAACCTCTAAATCAATCAACCCGATGGCTGGATTTAGGAATGCAACATAACGTAAGTAATTAGGCTATCCTATAAATAATATAGACGATAGCAGATAAATAAACTTATCAAAAACGGATAAATAATAAAAAAGACAAGCGTTTCAATGAACGGTCTCATACAAGAACTAACTAACGAGCTCAAAAATAATTCGAGCGTAAATTCTAGCATTGCTGCTAAAGTAGTATTAGAATCAATTAACAACTCACTAATGTTGGGGGTTGCAAATGATCAGATTTTAGAAAACTCTCTAAATACACTAGATCAATTCGCTACTGAATTGGTAAACGAGAATATTAAAGAAGTGGTAGCTAAATTCAAAAAAATGGCAGAAAAACCAACAAGCCGTCTTCAAAACATGGCTAAAGAAGCAGGTCTTTCTATCAAGATTCAAGCTATCAAAGAGGCACAAATTTACAAAGATCCAGTAGTTAAGCATACAGTTGCTAGACTAGAGGAAGCTGTTAAATCTATGCCTGAATTTAGAGCAATCCATTTCTTCTTTGAAGGTCTATCTAAGTTTAACTACGATACGACTGTTTCTGAAGTTTTAGAATCATTATCAACTTACGTTAATGAGAATCGTATTAAACTTGAAATCTTAAATTCAATTTTCGAAATGAGAGTAACTGGTGCAGTTCTTTATAAAGATGCATGTTCTCTATTGGAACAAGCTCTATTGGAAAATGTACAGACAGCTGATTCATTAAAAATGAAATTACGTTCTCATTCTAATTTGCCAGTAGTTAACCAATTGATTAATAAAATTAGCATGCTAGAATCTAAAGAAACTGGTTCGTTTAATTTAGGTATTGGTAACGGCGATGCATTCGTAAAACCTATTATTGCTCCTTTTTATAAAGTTAGCGAAAACTCAGCACTAATCTTTGTAGATAATAAATTTATCAAAGTATCGGAAGATGCGGATCCTACTCAAGTATCAGCAGACGATGCAAAAGACTTTCCAGATTTCTTTGAAACTTGCGAAGCCTTCAGTGCCCTAAACTTCAAAGAGAAGAGCACAGAATTAGTATCAGCTAGTAGAAATTTAACAGTTGCTTTTGGAATTAACGAAAACGGCTCATTGAACCTAAAAATCAATGGTTCAGTAATTGATAATATCGATTCAGTTAAATTTTCAGAAATCGTATTAATGGAGACCATTGATACTCGTAATGCTCTTACTAAAATCTTCAAAAACTTAGACCTAATCGTTAATTTAGAGTTTGGAAAAACAATCGTTAATGAAAGACTTGGTAAAGAATCGATCGTTTTAAATTTCGGAGAAGATATTTACGTATTCGAGAAATTAGCTGAGACTAGAATTCTTAAGAAAATGAAAGGTTTAACTTTCCATAATTATGTTATGGAAAACTTCAAATACGATGTTAGCGAAATGTACTCTATTCAATTGGAGGAAAGAGAAGCCAACCTTAAATCACTTGATGCTGAAAAAGTTACGATTGAGCAAAATCTTGCTAAATTAGAAACTTCAATCTCTCAAATTCAAGAGGCCTTAACTGATACATCTCTTACGGCAGACTATCGTGAGAAACTTAATGAACTTAAGATGTCAATCGAGAAGAACGTTAATGCTCTTAAGAATCAATACATTTTAGTAGACCAGTCCAAAAAAAAAGCCTAACTGAGTCTGAGGACATTACTATAGTGTCCGCGACCGCAGCTAAGTACGTAACTGGCCAAAAGGTCATGTTAAAGTCTGGGCAAAGTGCTACAATTGTTGGAATCGATCCAGTAGGTCAAACCTATAAAGTAATGGGAGCAGACAATCAATATAAATCAGTAAAACCTGATGAGATTGATAAACTCGATACTGGTAAATTTACCGATTATCAAGCTTCAGGACCTGATCCAAAGAATCCAGACGAACTCTCAATTAAAACAAAGGACGTTGCCGTAGACCAAAAGTAAGTATCTGTAGTATAATTACTAAAAGAAACTTACAAATGGCTGACGTATTATGCTCAATTGAAGAGGCTCGCGAAAATGGCACCCTTCAGGTTTTCGAAAAGAAGACCAAATATCACGATTATCAATTCTTAGTTAGATCTTCTGAAGAGATTAAATTTAACGTGTCTCAGAATATCTCTACTAAACCTACTGGTGGAGAATACTTCAAACCTCTGTTCATACCGCATTATGCACAAAACGGCGGCCCTATGCTCTTAGAAGACTTGGACCACGAAGACGTTTGGTTGGATGCAGGCGGCCACATTGGCATATTTGCAACTCGTTTACTAACGCAATTTCCAAAAGTAAAGAAAGTATACTCATACGAACCTTTCCATAATAACGTGGAGTTCCTAGAACAAAACCTTCAAATGAATAGTGTTGAAGATCGTTGTGAAATTATCGAAAAAGCAATTGTCGCGGACGATTCAACTGAAGTTGAATTCTACTTATCACAAGATTCAGGTAAGCATAGCGTCCATCACATTAGAGGTCGTCAGGTCACCACCGTACCTGCTGAGAATATTAACACTATAATCAAAGAAAAGGGTATCACTGCGATCAAGATGGATATTGAAGGTCTTGAATACGATATGATTAAAGCTTTAAATCAAGAAAGTTTAGATCAAATCAGGTTATTCATAGTTGAATACCATTTTCACTACAGCTGGTTATTGGAAAATCGCTCAGCGAAATTTACAGAGATCCTAGATATTTTTAGAGCTAACTTTGGAGAACTCTTCGTTAACCCTAAAACAATAAACGGCAAACACTTTATTACTCACTTCGCAGGATTTAAAGGACGTTAATGAGCCCATACGAACTTTTACAGGAAATTTATCATGATGACCCGTGGAAGTCGCAAGTCTGCTGTATTCTATTGAATTGTACTCGTAGAAAACAGGTAGACCGAATAAGAGAAGAACTATTTAACACATATCGAGACGCGGCTGAGTTATCAAACGCTGATCCTATTCAATTGGCCGAAGTAATTCGGCCTCTTGGTTTTTATAATCGCAGGTCACGATCATTAATTAAGTTTAGTACTGAGTGGATTACAAAAGAGTGGGATCATCCTCGAGAACTTCATGGAATTGGGCAGTATGCAGCAGACTCATGGGATATTTTTTACAATAATAGACTTGACATAGAACCCAATGATGGAGTTCTAGTAAAATACTTAGAATGGAAAAGACAAAATCATTATACTGCTACTTTGGCGAACTAGGAATTTTTGAAGAAAATATCCCAGGCCATACTTTTTATCAAATTGGATTACTTGATGCAATCTCTGAAAAATACGGAAACGAGAATTTCGATTTCTATAATTACATGGACACAGAACGTGCATTTGCCGTTAGGCCGATATATCCAGACGGAATACTTGGACAGGTGTTTGAGGGTTTTACTCAACACTTAATCAAGGAGTATCGAATTGGCTATGAGGATGTTCTTCTGAATATGTCAAATAAAGAATACGATAAAATTTTCTTAAAGGCTAGATTCAGAAATCTTTCAACTCTCCAAAAGAAGTTAAAGGATGCTCAGAGATTTGAGACATTTATAAAACATGCATTGGCTTGCGGATACGCTCCATCTGACATCGTTATTTTAGATACTGACTTATCTCTAAGTCCGGAATTCTTAGAAACGATTGAGAATCTTGGGATAACTAGAGAAATTGTCTCAGTAACTATTCCAGGAATAGGATCAAAATTCTTAGATTCGTGTTTGTCTGTGCATGAGAACTCAATAAAGCCGACTGTTAACAGCTTACTATATTACGGAAATCTGTCATTTGATAATTATAAAGAAGGTCACACAAAAAACCCAATAATAAATGATATTATTACTCAGGTGGAAAATGTGAAAATGTTCAACGGTGATACTTTTCAATTAACTGTATCGGCTAAAGAAACTGAGGACTTAACTAATTGGATCAATTCATTAGATCGAGCGTACTTGATTCCTAGACAGAATCGTGAAGCGATTTGGAATTCATTCACTAACTCGCTCGTATCAATTAATGTAAGTAAAGATCTTTATTTACAGGCAGGTTTTACTCCAGCTAGAGTGTACGAATCCATTATTTTTGGAGTAATTCCAGTTTCATATATGAAAGGCCACCATTCAGCAATGACATTTGAAACAGTAGATGACTTCTTTGAGATTTGCAAGTTCCTTTCCGAGTGCTCATCGGGTGACTATTTTAAAATACTTCGAGAAATCGCAAAGGCGCTTTAGCATCAGGGCCCACGAATAAATAATAAGAAATTACTATTTTTATAAATGTCATACGTAGTTTCGTCCCAACAGTTTTTTGAATCGTTATCGACTTCAGGAAACTCTACTGATAAGCTGACCCAATACTTTAATCAAATACCTGCTGCCTTTTTTGAGGCTCTAGATAAAGTTGATTTTAGTATTTTGGCAACGCCAGTTACAATCAAAAGAAAACATTCTGAATCAGAAGTTTTTGCTCACCAAGTATACTTATTTGAGAATTTTGAAGATATTCAAGATATTATTCGAAAGGAAGATTTTTTAGCTCGAGCTGGATATGATACGATTGAATTAAGAATCAATGAATCTTATTTAGAAACAATTGAAACTCTTAACGAGGGTCTATTAGGGTCTATTGGAGACTTCTTAGCTAGCCTAGTAAGTGATCCGGATCCAGTAGAAATGGGTCTTAATATCTTACGTCTTGTGCTGGATATTATTGGACTTGTGCCATTCACATGGGTAGGTTTTCCTATTGATATTGTTGCAAACGTTCTATCTGCTCTAATTTCATTGTATAAAGGGGAGTACGTCTCAATGGTATTAAGCCTTCTTTCAGCAATTGATATTACTCAAGCCTCTGATGTATTGAAGATAGTACTAAAACCAGCAATGCCGTTATTGGAAAAAATTCTACCTCTCATATTTAGATCTGGGAAGGACGTTGTTGCTCTAGAAAAAGGAGTAATTGCACTAAAAGATGGAATTATCCGAATCGGCGGAAAGAGTTTATTAGACAATGTGATTAGCTTATTTAAAGGACTTGCTAAGTTTTTCCTAAACACCGCAGTCTCAGTAGTTAGAATGATCGCCGGGTTTATGGATACTGCGATTAATCTTGCAACCTTTGGTATGGCTGGAAAATTTGGATTTAAAATTTCAAAATTAGTAGACTCTATTGTAGTGAACGTCTCGATGATTGGTAGAAATTTCGATACAGCTACTCAAATTCTTACAAAGCCTGGAGTAGGAAAAGAAATTGCTCAAAGTGCGGATGACTTGGCTAAAGCTGCTCGTAAAGAAGTTGCCCTAGGTGCTCAAGATCAAGCTCTTAAAGCTGGAAAAACTTCATCTGAAGTCGGAGCAGATATCAGTGCAGCACTTAAAGACTTTGATGCAACTCAAGCAGATAAGTACATTAGAGCTAGAGGAGGTTACTTAAGTGATCTAAAGCAGACAGTTACTTCAAATACGAAATTCATGGATTCAATTAGCCAATTATCTTCCAAGCAGAAAGACATTGCGATCGCTGCAAAAATGGAAAATGAATTAATTGGACAAGCTAAACTGTCAGTTGATAGGATAATGAAAGATCCTGAGGCAGTTAAACTGTTAGGTGCAGCCGGCTGGAGACCAGGTGGAGATCACTTAATTAGATTAGCTAGAGGAGGAAACCCTCAAGAAGTTAAGAAATTCTTTGAAGTGTTCTTAACTAATCCAGCAATAGCTAAGAACTTATCTAAATCTGAAATTAGAGCATTTGCACCGTTTGTTGCTAAGCCGGAAGCATTCATCGAGGGAGTTGCTAAATTTAATGGTAGCGTTAAGACTCTTGAAATTCTCACAAAGAAAGGCGGCGCTATTGGAATGAGAGCCGTACCTTTCAAGCGAGTTCTTAACCTGGTAGCTAGATTAGTTTGGCAAAAATACGGATCACTTGAATGTATTATCCAAGCCGGCGCAAATAAAGCAGGAGATGTAGCTCTTGGCGCAACTTCATCGTTAGTTAGAACAGGAATATCTGCATTGGAAGAAGCAGAAGAAAGTTCAAACCCACAAAGGACTGTCGCAAAGGTAGATTGCGGATTACAGGCGGCGGCTGTTCAAGCAACAACCGGCTCATTCGTTGCAGATTTTCCAGGAAGTACTGCAAATTTAGGAGGAACTGCTAACATGGGAGAAGATCCTGCACAAGCAGCTGAATTCCAAAAGAAGAGCACAGACTACTCAAAACAGGTACTAGCTTCACTAGGATTAGATACATCAATTGATGTTCAACATGCTCTTGACTATAATGAGCCTGTCGTCCAAGCCTATTTCGCAGATGTTTACGATCCTGAATCTGGAGTAATTAATGTAAATCTAGTCGATAAGTCTCGGTTAGACAGCACCATTCAAGAGATGGTTCGTATGGGAAAAATCCGACCGGAAGAGGCTGCTGGTATAAAAGCAGAAGCCTTGAAACTTATTCAATCGGGCGAAGAACCTGAAATTAAG